GGGGGGGGGGGGGGGGGGGGGGGGGGGGGGGGGGGGGGGGGGGGGGGGGGGTGGCGGTTCGAAGTGTCCAAACAGTTATTTGGGTCCCATCGAAAACTTTGGAACCTTGGGCGGCTAGCTCCCCACCCTTCTCTAAAATTCTCTAAAATTCTCAAAATACCTCATATGCCATAAAAAATTTTTGGGACCCATAGCCCTCTAAAACCTTTATGGTAGCCCTACGATGGCTTATACGGCGTTCTATCCATCTTTATGGGTTCTGAGACCTTTTGTTTAAAAACAGGGTATGGCATAAAAAAAATTTGGGCCCCGGAAGGAGCCCAAAAGTTTATTGTAAATTTTTAATATTTTATTATCAGCCTTCATAATCTCTATGCATTTGTCGATCAATTTCAAGTTCGTGTTGTCTCGCTAACTCAGCATCGGTTGGTTTTCTTGGATTGGGTCTTACAGGTCGTTGTCCATATCTCTCTAATGTTCTTTCTCTGGCTGCGCCTAATCTTTGTTCTTGTGGGTCTGTTGATCCTGAATAATAACCGGTTCGTAAATGTGCCAAAACATGTTTTAGATCTTCTGTTGAAGCACCATCTGGTGAACGTGAGTCTAAACCTTCTACGCCTACAGCATCTCTCAGAACACGTTCTACGGCTTCAATATCCATATCACGATGATTATCTGGATTTCTCATAATTCTGATCAGATTGGATACCATCTCTTCTCGCCTGTCGGCTCTTAATGACACTCCGGCTACTTTGTTTCCGTCATTATTTCTGCGAATACTGTCTATTGAGTTTAGTCTGGCTTCAAGAATATTAACTTTTTGTTCAAGTTGTTCTGATAAATTTTTATAATAGTTTGTTAGGTAGTTCATTATAGTCCTTGTTCTTTTACTCTTTATATTTATAAGTAAATTTATTTAATTGGTTTTTTTGTACTAGGAAATCCGCCAACCAACATTCCTGCGTGTATTTTTACATGGTGATTGTTGAAAGATTCTACTAATTTCATCTGAGTTCCTGCAGAATGGGCGGATCTTATTTCTTCTCTTCTTCTGTTTAAATTTTCAATATGACCCATTGCTTGAGAAACTGCTTGATCATATGCAGTTCTTTGTTGTTTGTTTAATTTTGCGACATCTTTTGCAAGTTCAGTTCCAATGAACTGAGGACTTATTATATGTTCGTGACCCTTTCCTACGTGATATGTATGAGAACCAAACAATTCTTCTGGTTTTGGCATTGAACCCCGATGATCTTCTGCTGTCTCCCATGCTTTTTGATATTGTGATACAATGTGTTCTGGGTCCAATCCAAAACCACTGAACCCTGTATTCAAATGAATGCCTGAATGTGGTGTTTGTCCTTTATAAACATCTTGTATTATGCGTCCAACACGACTAGAAATAAGTCCGTGGGCAGTTCCCAACAGACGTCTCATTACTTCTGTTTTTCTCTCTTTTGGTTTTTTTGTTGCATCTAAAAATTTTGCAACTTCTTTGTCAGTTGGTTCTTTTATTTCCTTTGGTTTTCTTTTTTTTCCTTTTACCTTTGCTTCTTCTGCCGCCATTTCTTCTTCTTGGGCTCTTTGACGTCTCAAAGTACCTCTTGCCTCACTACCATTTCCAAAAATAGTTGGATCTGACCATGCTTTAATTTGATCCATCTCCCACTGAGCATCTCTTGCATGTTTCTGAATTCCCAGATGGTCAGCCTCAAGGGGTTTGGTTCCCCAACCATACATGTGTTGGACTATTGCACGTCCTTCGTCAGCATTAGCAGGTATTCTCCATGATATGGATTTTCCAACTGCTTCGGGTGGTTTTGCCAAAGATTGTGAAAAATTGGTAATTTTACCAGATACACCACTCAATTTATTTGCTGCAGATTGAACAAAATCTGATGCTTTTTGTACTGCTCCAGAAGCTCTATTAAAAACACCTCTTCCCAAAACATTTTTTGCAACATCTGTTAAATAACCTTCTTCTACATTTATTTTTTTATTTATCATAGAATTATTTGATAAATTATTAAGTATATTTTTTTCCCATGCAAGTTGTTTTGATAGGTTCTTATGATAATTTGTTGGGTAATTCATAAAATTATTTATTATTTCAAATTTTTAATATTATTGAATTGAACTTGCCATGGATTGGGCAATTTCATCTTCTGACATTCCAGATTTTCTCATTCTGTCTTGTTGTTTTGTTCTAGTCTCAACGGAGGCAGTGAAAGCAGAACCAATTGGATCCAATGCAACCTCTGCTGCACCCTGTGCTGCACCTAATGATTTATCTGCTGCGTCGACTGCCCAATCAGGTATTCTTGAAAAAGCTGCTCTGGAACCTTTTTCAACAGCATCGAATACTCCTGCTTTCTCTGCAGCTGGTTTGACTAAGTGTTGTCCTATTAAATTACCAACAATTCCTGCTCCAATCCCCTTGGCTACATTGCCAGCTGCACGGCCAACTGATCTGGCAGTTGTTGATGGTATTTCTGTTGAAGGTGCCTGTGGCTTAAGATCAAGTCCGTGTCTTTTTCCAGCATCTATCATGGAAGCTTCCCATTCAGCTATCTCGGATGCCGGAGCTCCTTTAGATTTTAGATGGGATATAGCCCTTTGGTAGTCTGTATAATTCATTTCACGTGCAGCTGATGGAGCTGATGGAGCTGGCTTTGTAAGATCAAGTCCGTGTCTTGCTCCAGCTTCTACCATTTCAGCTTCCCAATCAGCTATTTGGGATGCCGGAGCTCCTTTAGCTTTTAAACTATCTAAAACTTTTTCGTAGTCTGTATAATTCATTTCACGTGCAGTAACTTCAGATTCTGACAATAATTTATTTAAATAATTTACTCGTTCTTGAAGTTGTTCCGAAAGATTTATGTAATAATTTGTTAGATAATTCATAAAATTATTTATAATTAAAGAATAATATCAAAGATAAATATCTGAAAGGAGATACTATGTTAGATAATATTAAGAATTTTGTGAAGTCTGTTACACCCATCACTTGGATCCTCGTTGCTGTCGGTGTCCTTGCTGTAGTCGTTCTCACACTTTCTGCAACCCACGCCAAGGCTTCCGCAGCTGCTCCAGCAGCCGTAGAGGCCCCAGCAGCCAAATGAGCCTATAAGCCATTCTGGTAATGAACAAGGGATCCAATTTCTTGGATCCCTTTTTATTTTTAAATTTTTTAATTATTAAATATTTTTTGACATTCTTGAAAATTTATTTTTAATTTCATTATAGTCAAAAGTATTCCTTGATTGTCCTACTGTTTTATCTCTTAAAAGATTTAAATCATTGTTGAGATTTGCTAGTGGATGATCTTCTCTTTTAATCGAACTTATCATATCTCTTCGTTCTTCTGGCATTATATCGATTGCATCTGGATTGCCGTATCTTTGAATGTATGGTGATCTTTCTTTTTGTTTAAAAAGACGGTCAGGGGTTTTGATGGCGTTAGTGTCAAGCCAGTTTTTACGTGCATCTGGATTGTATTTTGGTGGAACGTAATCAGGGCTTAACCAAGGTTTTGGAGACCATTCGGTTCCTCTTGAATCTGGTGTATTTGGAGTGAAATAATCTTTAGCTGCACCGGGTTCAAAAAATGATTTTCGAGATGGCTTTGGCTTTATATATGTGATGTCAAATTGTCCTTCATTCAATTGTGCATTAAGGACATTGACTTTTTCTTGAAGCTGATTACAGAGATTCTTGTAATAAGTTGTTAGGTAATGCATAAAATTATTTATAAAACCGAAAAAAGGGGGGTCGGTTTAAAGATCTATTATTTATTTGATGTTTTTACTGATTACTTCACGACGATGTAAAAGATAACTATCGGTATTATTTACTTTTCCGTCGTTATTGATGTCATCATCTTCTTGGCCAACTCGATCAAGAGTTGGGAATGACTTCATAAAAGGAAGAATATTATCAATTTCGGCTTCAATATCTTGTAGATTGGATTGAATATTTCCTAAAGAACTATGGCTGGCTGCGTGTTGACTGGCTATGTCTCTGGTTGTTGGGTCATCCCAACCACGAACATTTGCCTGCCTATACATATTTGTTCCCAGAATTTTTATCTGTTCTTCGGTTCTTTTTATTCTATGAGCGGCTTTTGCTCTTTCTTTAGATAGAGCTTCATAATCTTTGGTCTTCAATGCTCTCTTGAGACCTGATTCCAAAATGTTTATTCTTTGTTCAAGATCTTCGCAAAGATTTTTGTAATAATTGGTTAGATAATTCATGCAGATATTTATCTTAAATTTTTGTTATTGAACATTACCTTCTTGGTAACTGGATCAGTGTGTCTCAAAGCATGGCAATTTGGACATACAAATACACCTTTGGCCAATTCATTATCTACTTTTTGGTAGCTATTGCATGCATTCATGTTCAGATGTTTTTCTTCCTCGTGGTGAAATACCAATGCATTTGGGTTTACATTCCAACCACAATCAACACACCCACTTTTTTCTTTTAATTCATAGACATATTTTGTTACACCGTTATAATGTCTTTGTACCTGCTTGGCTTTATTTGCTTTGCAAACAGAGCATCTGCATCCTTTATTGTAATTTGTTACAGTTGTAGTATTGCATACGGCTATAGATGAATCTATTGTCATAGGTTTTGTTTATTTAGAAATAGAATACCACCATATAACGAAAAGATAAATATTATTATATAAGAATTAATGGATAAAAAATATATGTGGAATCAACCAAAAAAATCTGGTCAATCATTAGAAGACGCTATTCGTGGTGTACAACAAAAATATAAAAATCGCCCAAGTCCATTAGTCAACGTACAAGAAAATGTACATTACATTCCAACCCATGTGCCCGATCACATGTCTCCAACAAAAGACTTTAGAGATAATTTGTTAGGATCTTTTAAACCATCTAAAGATACTTTTAAGTAACTTAAGGTTACTTAATATTACTTAAGATATTCTTTTGTAGGTTTTTTTATAGTTTCTTTATAGGAACTTATAAGTTTCTGTAAGTATATTCCAGATTCTCTAGCAGTCAAATAAATAATATTATGATCACAGAGTATACAAAATTCAATGAAACTTATTTTACAGTAAACATTGAACCTAAGAAACCTGTAAATATTAAAGATTTGTTTGATAAAATTTTAAACAAGCAAAAAGAACCATTTGCAAAAGTTTTTGTAATTATGCTTCCAATGTTGTTTCCCGCAATATTAAAATATTTTAATGATAAAAATTTAAATATTAAGAACATAGCAACTGACAAAAAACATATTGTAATGGAACTGTAATGGCAAAAGATTCAAACAATTTTAATTTAAATTTTGAACAGCAAATGTTGAATCCCAATAATATGGGAGTCAGCAAAATAATTGCACCATATCGTGGTTCTTCTGTCAAAGAACAAGTTTATAAAAATATAGAAAAGAATGATGCAGAGTATTATAAGTTTATAGTTAAGAATTATGGTTCTTATGAAAACTTTTTATCTGAAAAAAATATCAACGATGAAGCTTCGGTTTTTGATCCAGACAGTGATTACATAATTGATACCACCATAATCACAAAAGATAGTAATCTTAAAACCGATCACATATCGTCATATGAAGTACTTACAGAAATGCTTTCTGGAGTATGCACTGTATTTTTTATCAAACGGACCAATGGTGCATCTAGAAAATTAACTTGCACCCTGCAATCCAAATACATATCAAACACTCAAAAAAGTGTAAGACAACACTTTTTTAGTCCCATGGCAGGAGACCGAATTGGTGTATGGGATTTGAATGAACAGGCATGGAAATCATTCTATATGTCAAGTGTTATTAAATTTGTTAGAGATGACACTACTGATCTTGAATAAATAGAATTGATGACAAATGATTCCAAAAAGTTTGATCATTTACATGCAATCCTTTTCAGAGAAGCGAAGATTATTCTTTCAAAATATGAAGCATATCTTCAGGATAAAATTACGTCTAAAGAATTAGCACAAAAAATGTTAAACCTTAAAGACGTAATTAAAAAAATAGAAGACGCAAAATAATTATTGACGTTTATTGTGTATGTGTTATTATTTGTAATAATGATTGTCAATTACGAACCTAAATTAGATTATTCTGACGTACTCATTGTTCCAAAAACAAGTGAAGTAAAGTCTCGCAAAGATGTGTCATTAGCTGTTGAAGCCACATTTAAGTGTGGTTCAAAATGGTCTGGGGTTCCTATTATGACAGCAAACATGTCAACAGTAAGTACACATGAAATGGCATTGGCTCTTTCTGAGTATGAAATGGTGACATGCTTGCGTAAAGGTGGTGAGTATTATGTTACTTTTGCTACTACCTATCCAGAAAAAGAAAAATATGTTTCATTAACTCTTGGATTGGATGCCGATAGCAAATTGTTTGTAGACATGGCAACAATCAAAGATCCAACGTTTGTTTGTGTAGATGTAGCAAATGGCTACATGACAGAGTTTCACAATTTTATTAAGAAAGTAAGAAACAAATGGCCGACATCAATACTAATTGCTGGGAATGTTGTGACCCAAGAGGGGGTCGAGGAATTGTCAAAAGCTGGAGCAGATCTCGTAAAAGTGGGGATCGGATCGGGATCGATGTGCCTGACACGCAGAGTAGCGGGCGTGGGGTATCCCCAACTCTCGGCGGTCATAGAGTGTGCGGAAACAGCCGCAGCGTTAGGTATTGGGATCGTATCTGATGGTGGAATTGTACACCCCGGCGATTTTGCTAAGTCTTTTGTGGCTGGGGCTGCATTTGTTATGGCTGGAGGTGTATTTGCAGGACATGACGAGTGTGGTGGAGAAATTCGTCACTCCAATAATAACGCATCACTCACGATGCTTCATTATGGTATGTCCAGCAAAACCGCAAATGAAAGATACAACGGGGGACTTAAGGATTACCGCGCTTCCGAGGGCCGCACTGTGGAAGTACCTTATCGTGGATCTGTACATCACACCGTTCAAGAAATTCTTGGTGGATTGCGCTCTGCTTGTTCGTATGTTGGTGCTTTTAATTTGCATGACCTGTATTCACGTGGTACAATGATTAAGGTCAATCGTACTATAAACAACATTTTTGAGAATCACGAAATATGAACATTTTTGTTTTGGACAATGATGCCGCTACTTCCGCTCGTATGATGTGCGATAAGCACGTTGTAAAAATGATTCTTGAGTCTTGTCAGTTGCTTTCAACTGCGCACCATGTTTTGGATGGTGATCCGTTAGAAGTCAATACTGGTAAGCGCAGGTACACCACGCATGTATGCACAAAGAAAAATATCTGTAAGGCAGCAATGATTAATCATCCTTGCAATATTTGGACTCGTACAACTGGAGAAAATTATCTTTGGCTTTGGAAGCATGCATATGCATTGTGCAAGGAATACACTCGCCGCTACGGTAAGGTTCATTCAATGGAATCGATGTTGTTGAATGAATTGTATGACTTTCCTGTTAATTTGTCAAAAGGCAAATTGACTCCATTTGTTCAAGCCATGCCTGAACAATATAAGAATGAAAATCCAGTAGTTGCTTATCGCAGTTATTACATTAACGAGAAGGCGGCTTTTGCGAAGTGGAAGGCGACTGAGGTGCCTGAATGGTTTGTTGAGAAGATTGCTTACGTTTCTTCTGACGTTCTGGTTCCGTTCTGATTGCATCAGCAAGTTTTTGCATTCTTGGTGCAATACCAGTTTTGTCTCTTACAGATTCTCTATAGTCTTTAGCATCAATATATTCTATTGATGCTCCAGAATAATCTCCTGCATTCAATTTTTTAAGAGCATTAGGAGATTTTCCTAACATACCTCTAAATTGTTCAGAAGCAAGTTGAGCTTGAAGTTCTGAAGAATAATTACTAAAATTAGGAACTAATTTTTGAACTTGTGGTAAACGAGTTCGAACATCTCTTTCAAGCAATTTATCTGCTTCTTGCGGTGTTAGTTTTGCTTTGCCACTCAAAACATCAGGATTAATATTTAATTCAGCAAAGATTTTTGGAGACTGTGCAGTTATTAAATGTCCATGTCCAACTGTATCTAATCCTTTGCTATCTTTATATACAGAAAGAATTTTTTCTTCATTACCAGCAGATTCATATCCTTTTATTTCTTTGCAAATACCATTAAGATCACATTGAATTTGTTGAGAGCCTTCGATTAAAAATTGTTGAAATGTTTTCATGATATTAATGCTTGCAAGTATGATTAGTAGTGATATAATTAGTTTACACAAAGGAAATTTATGAACGTAAAAATATTTAGATTAAATTCAGGCGAAGAAATCCTATCACGATTTGAAGAACAAGATTCTGGTTATACCTTAAAGGATCCAGCAATTTTGGTTCCTATGCGTGAAGGTCAAATTGGTTTGATGCCTTGGATGATGTACAGCAAGGCTTCAAAAGGTGTTTTTGTTCCCAAGACATTTATTGCGTTTACTGTTGATCCTCTAGAAGAACTGAAGACGCAGTATGATTCTAGCTTGAATAAGGGCATTGTCACTCCTTCTCAGGGTGTTGATCCGCTGAGTAAGCTGAAGCTGACGATGTAAGTATGAATGAACATAGATCATGTGATTGAAAATTATCTTCCGATTGCAAAGCCATTGTCGATGGCAATGGAACGTCAGAAGAAACACATATCACTGGTTATATACAAGCGCAAAATTATCGCGGTGGGTCAAAATGTTTTTAAGACCCACCCCGATACTTTGCGTTTGGGGTATAGATGTGCAGACATGCATTCTGAACTGGATGCATTTAGAAAAGTTCCAAAATCACTGCGCAGTGAAAAACTTATTCTTTTGAATTTTAGATTTAACCGTTTTGGTAATTTTAGAAATTCTAAGCCATGTCCAGTGTGTGCAAAGTGGTGTGGCGAAATCTTTCATAAAATTTATTATACTAATGATGATGGCATACAATGCCTCTAAATATTCTACGAGGATTGTGAATGCCTAAAAAAGCATGTTGTTGTAATCAAATATCTTGGCCTACATCTTGTTGCAAACCACCTGAAGCTAGTTGTGTTGGCTCTGATATTAATATTTCCGTAGACATTTATGTAAAATTTTATTGTCAACCAAATGGAAATATATTAATTTGGAACTGTTCAAATGGAAGTCAAAATTCAATTGAATTTGAAATGGAACATTGGAGATTGACTTTAACTTACAGTCTTTCTGAAGACGATGTTGCACCAAAAATACCTTCACTTACATATCAAACTAGATCTGGTACATATAATTATTATGTTAATGAAGGTGGTACAGCAAATCCATCGTGGGGTGTATCATATTGGGGTGCATTTGGTTATGTAGGTGGATTTGTAGACCAACGTTTATATGGTAATACAGCTGGAGAATTTCCTATAAACGGAGGTTGCCAAAAATGTATAGATCCATGTGATGCAGCTGGTAAAATAAAAGGATGTAAAAATTTTAGTTATTCTGATGATACTGGTCAAATAATTACTGGTTGTGGTATACCATTTCAATATCAATTATTTCCACCTTTATATTATTATACAGTTGTTAATTGTGACGCTTGTTGTAATGAAAGTTATGAAACTTTATATGATAATATAGATTTAAGTGCAAAATATAATGCTTGTGACAATTGTGGGTTTGGGGGGAGTGGACGGGCAAATGGGGCATATGCACTTGGAGTAAAAACAATTGACGGCGGAACATATTCTAATAATGCATTAGACACAAATATTTCATTAAGAGATGATGCATCTTGGAGTTTTGAGTTTATACCATCATATGATGGTCACATATCAAAATTAAATATTGATTTATTAAGTTGTCATTTTGGATGTTCAACAAGTAGCAATATGTATTTATATGATGCTTTTATTGGTTATGTATATAAAGAAACAGAACATTTAACAGATTTTTATCCTACATTAAATCCTATACCACGATATTATGATAATATTTGTTTATTTGATTATGATTCATGTGGTATATCATCAGCAAATCCAAATTTAGTTGACCAAGTTTGTTTGACGATGACTCAATATTATAATCCACCGACAACAATTGGACTCACTTGTTCAAATCTTCCACCATGTGGTTGTATAGCAGGAGGACCAAATAATTGTAATGGTAATGTAGGAGAAATAACTCAGGGATTCTATATTCCAAATAGATATTTTCTGACTAATTGTGGTTGCACGTGTGAAGATAAATATTCATGTTATAGATGGTTTCATAGATCTGCTGATCCAGATCAAATACGAAGACCTCATGAATTAAGTATAGAGTTGGGAATTGGATATAGAGATGTGATACCATGTGGTGATCATGTAGAAATGGATTTTTATGAAGAATTATATTTTACAGATGTATTTGATCCCGATGCACTTCCAATTAAAATAGAAAAAGTTTTAACTTCATCAAATGGAGTTAAATATGTGAATCCAGAATGGACTCAGGGTGTTTTATCAGCAGGAGCAGAAGAATTTATTAATGGCTACAATTATTATAGCCAAGGTATGCGAATGAAATTGACTTATACAAGAAATTCCATTCCTCATGAAAAATATGTTTACAATAATGTTGAAAATAATTGCGTACCCACAACAATTGCAGGCGGAATAACAGGTTTTACGGCTCAAAATAAAATATATCCAGAATATCCTAAGCAAGGGCATCCAAATATGTTTGAACATCCTCAAGGAATATATGAAGGTGAATATGCGTTATCAAAAATTAGTTATTGGACTCCTTCTGTAAACGCTACAGTAGATATTGCTAGTGCACCACCTCCTCCGGGTGGATGGGCTAGGGGACAAACATATGGAAAACAACAAGAAGATCCACCAGTAGATGTGAGTGCATTTAATAGGTGTTATCCTTTTAATACACCATTTTTATCGCAAGAAATATATATCTATCCATATAACAATGCTGGTGCTTTATTAAATACAAATAATCCTATATCTAAACAAGCATATCCGATTACATATCAATATTCTTATGGTGATATAACAGCAATAGTGACACAATCATGAATAAAAATATAACTATAATTTATAACGGCAAAAAATCTCAAAGAAAAATTATTTGCGAGATTCAAGAAGATGATACTTTAATAATAAAAGAAAATAAACCAATTTACAATTTTGAAGTATCAAAGACAAATACTTTCAATCAATCTAAATTAAACCTTGTTTCACAAAAACAAGGAATAGGTGAATTGTTTGCTTCATTTACCAAATTATTTGGATTCAAGCCATGCGCACCATGTGACAAAAGAAGAAAATACTTAAATCAAAAAACACCAATGTGGATGGCAAATATTATTGCAAAGTTCTATAAATAATTTATATGGCAAAACAAAGAATAAAAAATAAAAATCGAAAGCTAAATGAAGATTTTAGTTATTACTTTGTTGCCCATGTAGATTCTTCTGGTGAAGTGACTCCTTTGTTGCTTACAGATGTTGAATATAAAAAAGCAAAACAAAGAGCAGTTAAAAACAAAGAAGATGTACCAGAAAATTTTATAATCTTTTCACAAGGTTTTAAGTCCTAAATATTATACTATGTCATGCACTAAAACATTAATGAATTTTCAAATAGAACTCCGTTTACACCACTGGGGTACTCAATCATATGCATCCCATAAAGCACTCGGAAAGCTTTATGAGAATCTTGACAGTTTGATTGATACCTTTACTGAAGTGTATATTGGAATTTATGGAAAAGATTTTCTTAAAGAAATTAATGAATTAAAATTTAACGGTCCATACAAAACAACTGCTACCAAAGTAGTAGATTCTCTTGAAGATTATTTGATGAATGAATTACCAAGTCAGATAGATGACAATCAAACTGAACTGTTAAATATAAGGGATGAGATGCTTGGGGAAGTACAACGAACCAAGTATCTCCTAACTTTAAGTTAAGGAGTTACAGATGAAAATTCCAGAGCTAGTTTACGAAATTCGCAACTTGGCTCGCAAAGAAGAAGATCCTATCAAGAAGGATCTTTTTTATCAATGCGCCAAATCAATGGAAATTCTTGGTAATCTTGCCAAGATTGGAGATCTAATAGTAGCAGAACAAAATGGTTCTACTGGCCCAATTAAAAACACAGAAGATGAAATTAAATGGGCAATTGATGATGAATCTCTCCGTATGATGGATGAGCACATTGAATCATTAATTCATTATAAGTTTATGGATAAAAACGACAGATGGCCCTATGACAATGAAGATATTAAATTGTTTGTATCAAAATATTTAAAATCTCAGATTGTAAACGATTCTAACACCGAATAAACCTTTGGTGGGATTGTTTTATGGCTTAAAACAGCCATATTTGATGGCATAATCTTTAAAACATACTTGCTATAGTATGGATTTCGCTTGTATGAGTGAAATTTACGAGTTTTTTCCATCAAAAAGTGGCTGTAGATGTAAACATGGGCTCGTTTTGCGTACATTTTGCTGTTAATGGCTAGGTTGAAGTCCTTAATGATCTTCATGGCCCGTCTTTCACAATCTCTCTCCATGGCTCGTACAATGAAAAAAGCCCGTTTTACCTTTTTAAGAGGATAATTTTTGCCTTTTAACCATGCATCAACAATATAAGATGCCTCATATGACTTGGTATAAATTTTAGAGCTGTTTATATATTGCAAAAAATGGCAATATTCATGTACTAAAACCTGCATAAATTCATTGGCTTTGCGGGCTACAGCAATAGCCTTACCCGATTCATCAAAATAGCCAGAACAACGAAAACCATCAACATTTACATGTTTTCCACGGCCAATAATAAGTTTCATACCGTATTCTGCAAGATGTTGCCTCACAAATTTTACGAACTGACGATTGCTCTGTCCCATAGGGCCTCCTTCAGTCAGAATTATTTAGGGAATTGCTTGACATCAACACCTCATAGAGTATATTAAATCAACTTCTTATAAGAAAGGAAAGTTTTATGGAAATTACTACTGTTGATCGTCCGACTAAGCTTCAGAGAGTGTTTGATTTTATGCGTAGCGGCACCGCATTGACCGCTGGTGAGGCTCGCAAGCGTTTCCGCGTTAGCAACATGCGCGCAACGATGCATGATCTTCGTGAAGCCTTTGATCGTTTTGATATGAACTACGCTGTAGTTCGTGAGACAAAGAATGGTCGTTCGTACTACCGTGTCGTCCGTAATCGTTCTCGATAAAATTTAAAAAAGTTTTATCAAATAAAACCCACTTAACGGTGGGTTTTATCCTATTTGCACATTTAAATCTAAAATTACTGTTCCCTTGAATTCAACAAAAAGATTTCTTGGGGATGAAGATTCTTTGACATAAATTAAACTTGATTGGTCGTAACCCGGAGTACCAGTATAATACAAATTATTTGTTACAATGTTTGTTTTTGTATTTTCTGAATATACTGTTACGGTATAACCTTGCAGCGATGGGTGACTTAAATCAATCTTGAATCCATTTGTAATACTGACACCAATTGAACTGGATTGTCTAAGTATATAAGATGTTGGGTAATTAACATACAAAGCTGCACTTGGGTTTCCAGAAGCATCGGTAGTTTCTATAATTTGAGCATAAACCAAAGCATCAAACAATTGAGATTTGTCTGATCTCGATGCATTAATGCCAGTATTTGAAAGATTGGAGCAAGAACTACATACAACCCATTCAGTAGAATATGTTGATCCTTGGTATTGGCTTCTTAAAAATGCTTGAAGTTCATTTTGGTTTTCAAAACAATCTACTTGATCGCCTGTAGAAGTGTACACAACATAACAACCAGTAGTTTTTCTACTTTTTGAAAGTATTTCTGGATTAGCATTACCTCTTAAAAATTGAGTTATTGTTGTATTTGTTGTAGATAAATTTTCGTTTGTTAATGTTACACCGGTATATATTAATTCTTTTTTATCTTTTAATTGTACTGATCCATTAACTAAAAGCTTTCCAGTATTTGAACAAGATCCAGATATTTCAACATATTCTTGTTTATTAAATATAGAACCTAAAATTCCTTTATTAACTACTGATTTAAATTTTCCATCATTTAAATTATTAACAATCCAATTAGAAGTTGTACTACCTTTATAGGTGGTGGTATATTGGGGTGGATTCAAAAAGTTATTTGCAGTATAGTAACTATATGTAGAATCATAAGTAAAACCAGAAACAATTGAACCTATTATTAATCTATCATTTCCCGTCAGAGAAGAAAAACTAAACACACCAGAGATATCTTTTCTGACATTTACATACTCATCAAAATAATCACCATTTGATAAAGCAAATGTAGTTCCAGCTGGAGTAGATTTAAAAAGTTTAATTAAGGTTGATCTATCTGAAGTACTAAAACAGTTTGTATAATCTATAAAACAAGTAGTACCAAGAATAGAAACATTTGGTGAAGAATTTACATAACTTTTTGTAAAAATGGGATCGTATGTGGATCCGTTAATTTCAAATCCATAATTTTGAATTAATTGTGATGGATTTAAAAAATATGACATTTTATGAAACTAGGTATGTTATTACTTGTGTTCCTGTATTTGAAACTGCAAAAACTTTATTTGAGTTGTTTACTTTCAAATTAAAGCTTTCACCGGGATCTAATGCAAAACCATAAGATGATCCAATAAGTCCAGAAGTATTTCCTAGATAAACAAAATCTGTATTTGTGGAAAGTGCTTTAATTGTTACTGCAGATGTTGCGGTGTATCCACCAGAATCAATCTGAGAAACACTAGCAGATGATACAGAAATTCTTCCTGTCTTAAATGCAGAAGGTACTGCTCCAGCGATACTTAAAATTTGTGAATTTAAAGTTCCAAGCGAATTGCTAATTCCGGCCATAGAAGCAAGAATTGCATTATCATTAATACCAACAGTATTTCCAACAGTAACATTTACTGCTGTAGCACCAGAAAGTCCAACTACGGTTACTGTAGAAGGAATTGTTGCCGAAATTGTAGCTCCAGTTACATTTACATTTAATGCACCATTAGTTACAGTAGCAAAATTTCCACCAGTACTTGCAATGTTTACATAAACATATGTTGAGCCAGCCGGACCATATACAGAAATTGCATCATTTGTTTTGTTAATATATCTACCACCAGTAACTTCTACTTGCGCACCAGTTGCAGTACGGACGTATACTGGAGCTCCAGTGATACCCGATACTACTAAACTTCCAGATACGGGAACCGCAGTTCCGCTAGGAGTTCCTTGGATTGTAATTGTTCCTGTAAACCCAGCAATTGTAGCAGTCATTCCAGCTGCTACAGTTACGGGCAATGGATTGGAAGAAGATACGGGGGTGGCAGCTCCAGTAACACCATATGTGAGTTTAAAATATTGTGTGTAATAAGTATATCCACCGGCTACGTCTCTGATAGAGTCGGCACCAATGAATACGGTTGCTCCGCTGTTTAGTCCAATATAATTACTTCCAAAGTATGGTGAGATTGGCATTTTTAATCCTTATGTCTAGAATATTTATATTCTATTATTTATTGGATTTATTCCAATTCAGGTGTAAAATAATCTCATGTACATAGACGATTCTGCAAAAGAACAATTTTCAAATAAAGTTATAGCCCGAGTAACAAATACAAAAATGAGTTTTATGGATTGTATACTTGAGATTACCGAAGAAATGGGATTAGACCCTTCTGCATCGGCTAAACTTTTAACCAAACCAATAATTGAAAAAATAGAACAAGAAGCTAAAAATTTACATCTTTTAAAAAAGAAGAAATCCAAAAAGCTTCCGCTTGACTAAACAGAACTCTGATACATAATGATAGAACTTATAGGCCAAGGTAGATCCTTGGGGAAAGAAGATACTATGTCAAATTTTGCAGATTTTAAGAAGAAGAGTAAGAACTCAGTCGCATCTCTAACCGAGCGTATGGATAAACTCACCTCTAAGGAGAGTTACAAGGACGAGCGTCTTTGGAAGCCCGGTATTGATAAGTCGGGAAATGGATACGCTGTAATCCGCTTCCTGCCTGAAATTCAGGGTGAAGATACACCATTCGTGTCTGTGTACAGCCATGCTTTCAAGGGCAAGGGTGGTTGGCTTTTTGAAAATTGCCCAACTACAATTGGCGAGAAGTGCCCCATTTGTCAATCTAATACTGAACTCTGGAATAGTGGTATCGAAGATGACAAGAACATTGCACGGAATCGTAAGCGTAAATTGACTTACTTCTCCAATATTCTTGTGATCGAAGATCCTGCCAATCCAGAAAACAAGGGAAAGGTTTTTCTTTACCAGTATGGCACAAAGATCTTCCAGAAGATTCAGAGCCTTGCTCACCCTGAGTATCAGGATGAGGTTGCAGTTGATCCATTCAACTTCTGGACTGGTGCAGACTTTAAGATCAAGATTCGTAATGTCGGAGGTTACGTTAACTATGATCGTTCGGAGTTTGCATCTCCTGCCCCGCTTCTTGGTGGAGATGACAAGAAGCTAGAGGAACTTTGGAAGAAGCAGTATCCTCTAAAGCCATTTGTTGAGAAGAACCAGTTCAAGAGTTTTGCCGAACTCAATGAACGATACAAGAAGGCTGTTGGTGATGATGTTCGTGCTCAGTTTACTGAAAGCAAGAGCATTGAGGATGATGTGGCAGACACGGTAGTGTCTGAAGACATTGAGGAAAAGGATCCTCTAAAGTACTTCTCCGAGATGGAGAATGATTGAGAAAAGCCCCCGCAAGGGGGCTTTTTTTATGCCCAATATGGAAATCGACTAAATCTTTCTCTTCTATTAACAAATATTAAATTTGTAGGATCTACTGTAGGTTTTTCTTCAAATTTATTTGCAGCTTTTGGATCGGGAATCCAACGATTTACCAATTGATTTGAATTACTATCTATCTGTGATTGAAGTGAATCTACTGCAGTTTTTAAATTATTATAACTATCTTCTGCATTAAATTTTATAGATAAATCAAGTGCTGTTTTAGATACCTCTGCTTGTGTATTTGTTTTTATATTAACTTGTGTTGCAGTATAAGGTAAACTAGGTGGCAAATTAACTTCTGCCTGTTCAACCGATGCAGAAGGTGATTGTATAGAAGATGGTGTTATAGCCGAAGAAAAGATTTGTTTTTCTGCATCAACATCAATAGCTATGTTATTTTCATCATTCATAACTGCATCCCACTTCCAAGATTATAAGCATTTGCCATTTGTTCATGTTTCTTTTGTTCTTGGTATTCAACAATAAGTTTAACATAGATTTCTCTTTCCCACCAAATCATACTGTCTATATCTACCAAGTTCCATCCAAAATTATTTATTAAGGTAAAGTTTGTCGTAAAATAATCTCTTAAATCAAAAAACTTTACCGAGAGATAAAAAAACTTAAAATGCCACTGACCTCCTTTTCACCTTCGCTCGTATTAAGCATAACATATAGTTCTGGCATTTTATTTAAAAATTTTTCTAACTTGGGTACAACATTTAGAGGCAAATTGTCTATCATATTCTTCATTTCATCATTGATAAATCTATCTACATAAAAAATCTCACCATTTAATATAATTTTATGAATACAGGATTTAATCAAATATTCTTGATCTAATGAAGGCAGTTTTAATAAATCTTTAATTTTTGGAGTATGCAACATTAAACTCATTTTATCATTAAGTTTAATTGTTTCTTCTATAAGACTATTTTTGTTTTTTATATCATATATGAATACTTGAATTTTTTCTTTATTGTAAATTAAATTTAGATATTCATCTACGCTTTTTGCTCTAATTTGCAAAAACAAAAACTCAGCATCGGCCAGACATAAATTTAAAACATCAACACCTTCCGTGTTTAATTTTAATAAATCAACCATAGCATTTAATGCTAATTTTTTATTTTCTTCTTGTAATACTATTGAAATGTTTTTGGCATCTTTTACACGAAATGGTGTAAATGTTACCTTTTTTTGTAAAAATGGTAATGTAGTTTCATATCTTGGTAATAAATTTTCTAATGATTTGATAATATTCATCACTTAACCTTTATGTAAAAATAAAATCTCTGTACATAAACAATACTTGATATACCGAATATTCATTTTGGCGCAACATAGTCAAATCTAAAGGCATAGTTTCAATTGGATATACTTCAAAAAATGTGTATGTTCGATTGATGTTTCCATTTAAATCTAACAAATTTATATTCATTTTAGAATTGTAAATAATATCATCATAAAAAGATAATTGAAACGGTGCACTAATGGTTCCACGTTGTCTTCCGCCAGAGTATATAAGATTAAACCATTTATCAAACAAATCTGTAATAAAATTATCGTTAGTTATGGCAAAACTAACAAGAACTCCTTGTGGAAATTTTTGATAACGTGGTACAGTTCTTCCCAAACCATAACCAGCCAAATTATCAGCTACACCATCAATTGCTCTGGCTCCAATAGATATGGCCAACGGTTGTACATCCTCGTTTGATAATACTAATGATGGTGGAAGGCCATCAAAAGACATTGAAAATCTATTTGATCTTTGTAATCCATTATGGCGATCAAAATAATTTTTAATATTGATTATTGAATTGGTGTTGTTAGCCATTGTTGAATAAATCTTTTTCTGTTACAATTTTAAAAACGATATTATGAATATCGCAATATTTTTTTGCAGCCTGCCATTTTGCGGTATTTATTATCCAAGTTGCTTTTTCTTTCTTGGATGCGTTTTCTTTTAAATATGTTTGTTTTTTTGGTTTTACTTCTACCATCCAGTTATGTAAACCAGCAGAGTTTTTAAATTGAATTAAAAAGTCTGGATAGTAGTTGTGTACTTTTTTATCTAATGGACTAACATATGGTATAGAAATTTCTTCTGAAGACCATTTTATAATGTTTGGCGTTTCATCACAAAACTTACAAACATTTCGCTCCCATAAGGATCTGCATACTATTTTTGATGCATCCCCAGCATACTTTTTAGGATTTTTGGGATTGTATACCGATTTATAGGCCATATAAAATATTTAGGTATTTTGTCTAAATATTAGATATGGCAAGAACTCTTAATTTTCAATACCCCTATGGTCAGTATGCTGCAGAACAGCCTATGTGGATGAACTTTTATTGTGCAGAATATTCTTTAAGAAATTCCGATAGAACTAGGCAAGGTGTTCAAAATAGAGCTTTTGCTCATCTGATTCTCCCTATGCCAAAAGAACCGGGATATCTTGCCGCACATGAATATGGTGAAAGTAATAATAATCCAGTAGGACCAATGTTAAGTCGTGCCGGAATTGCAAATGCTGGTGGAGGTGTACAGGGTGCAATAAATGTTTTAAAAAGAACATTACAACCAGCAACTTTTTATTGGGAACGAATGTTTGCAACTTCTACATTTAGAAGATTTAGTAACATAGCCGAAGCTACAATGGTTTCTGAAGCAAGAAAAAAATACTTTTTTCAATATTTGTTTGTACCAAAAAATGCAGACGAAGCATTTCAAATAGAAAGTATTGTTGGAACATTTAGAAAATGCTCATATCCAAAGATTGCTACTGGATTGCCAGAAAGAACATACCCACAACAATTGTGGACATTAAAGGTATCCAGAGGAAATGGTGTAGCATTTGGTGGCGAACAAAACCTTACTGCAAACTGGCTCGGTGAACCTCTTGTATGTGTTTTAGAAACAGTTAAAGTTCAAAAAAATGATGAAAGCGATCCTATAATTAGATATTTGCCAAATGGGGCATCTTCTATAACAATGTTGGGCTTGGTCTTCAGTGAATTTGAAACCGGAACATATGTTCCTGATACAAATTCAATAATGTCAAAGTCTGAAATCTCTTCTAGATATTTTGGTTCATCTTTATGAAATTTTTTAAAAATTTACCTAAAACGTCTTTTGCTAGTTTATCTGGTGATTTTATAATCTCAGATTTTTTTACTTATCTTGATGTCAATAGAAATGAAATTGATATCTCAACAGTAAACATAGATAACAAAACAACTTTAATTGAAGCAGCATACGTAGTTTACAGTGATGTAAATAGTTTTTGGGCTTTTGTTGCAGCCAATCAAACTATAAACCCTTTTGATTTATTGGCTGCAAATAATACA